ATGCCTGGGTTTGACGACGACGATCTGGACCGCGAGGACACCAAGCTGCCCTTCATCTACGAGGGCACGGTGGTTGACCGCAACGACCCGGACAAGCTCGGGCGCGTGAAGTTCATGATTCCCGGGCTCATCGAACCGTCGAGCCCGTGGGCGTTCCCGGCTGGCACGCTTGGGGGCGGCGCCAAGGATACCGGCAGTTTCGCCGTGCCAGCCGACGGCGCCGAAGTCTATGTTTTCTTCGTGGCCGGGGACATGGAGGAGCCGCGCTACCTGGCCGGGCACTGGGGTGAGACCGACGACGGCAACGAGGTCCCCGAGGAGGCCCAGAAGGATCCGCCCGACAACCGGGTCATCGCGACGCCGGGTTTCCGTATCGAGATGGACGAATCCGACGGCGAAAAGAAGCTCAGACTAACAAACAAGAAGACCGGCGACTTCATCGAACTGAACGCAGAGGACAACACCATCACCATCCAGGCGACAACTGGCCTGACGCTCAGAGCGAGTGGAGTGATCGATATCCGGGGCACGCTGCTCCAACTCAATGGGCGCTCGGTCCTGCCGACCGCCAAGCCAATCTAAGGAACAGCATGGCGATTCCCGAGTGCATTACTATTCCGACTCTACCGGCGCCCAAGGAAATCACATTCCCCGGCGGTGCCACTCTCAGCCAAGTGCTCGCCGCTGGCAGCGAGATCCCCGACCCGCTCGACATGGTGACAAACCTGTTGGCTCAGGCCAACTCGGCCCTCGCTCCACTCGTGCCTGTCTTCAATATCATCGACGTGGTGATCGCTTTGTTCGACTGCGTCAAAGCGATCCCAGAAAGTCTTGGACCTCCGCCCGATCCCACCGCGCTGGCAAAATGCATCCCAGACCTGGCGGAGAAGGCAGCCAAACTCCTGGAACTCGTCCCGCAGCTTTCGGTGCCACTTCTCGTTGTCGGGATCATCGACTGCATTATCGATTTTCTCAAGGGCATCAAGCAGCAGCTACAGGCGATCATCGACAGGCTCGTCGAAATCGCCAACGCAGCAACAAGGGCCGACGAACTCGGCGATGCCAATTTGCAGCTCGTTGTCGATTGCGCCAACGCGAACATCAGTATCCAGCTACAGGCGATGAACGACTCACTCGGACCCATCAACAGGCTTATCGCCGTCTTGAACATCTTTCTTGGGCTCATCGGGCTCCCCGAGGTCCCGGAATTGGGGTCGCTTATCGAGTCCGGCAATCCCGAGCAAGCTTTGCAGCCGATCGACGACGTCGTGAAACTCCTAACCGACATTCGCAACGCAGTACCGGTTCCGTGAGGTGAATGATGGCGGTAGAGGACATTCTTGGTTTTGGTCCCCTGAGCCCGCTGCGTCGGGACAAAAAGACCGACTTCGCGGCAGCCGGCGACGAAGCCGTGATTCGTTCGGCGGTGCAGCAGGTCCTCGGGACGATCGGTGCCTCGGACTTCACCCAGGGCGAGCTGCCCTGGCGGACCGAGTTCGGCTCGGTGCTGTTCCTGCTGCGGCACCAGCGCAACGACGTCGCCCTGCAGGAGCTGGCCAAGGTGTACGTGGGTGATGCTCTTCGTCGCTGGGAGCCGAGGGTGGTCGTCACCAGCCTCAAGGTCCATCGCCTCGAGGACGGTGAGGGGAATAAGCTCTCGATCCGCCTGCGCTACAACGTCATCCAGCGCAACGTACCGGGCAATCAGGTCGTACTTCGGGGGGTGGAACAGACGGTGACCTTGTAGAGGGAGATGAGATCTTCGGGAGGCACGGCCTCCCGTGGGGTAGTCGAGATTATTCGAGCCCCGGCCTGCGGTGTGTCCCACCGTGGCCGGGGTTTTCGCGTTTAGGAGGTGAGGAGAAATATGGCGCTTTTGCCGAGCACGGTGGACTTCACGGACAAGGACTTCGACAGCCTGAATCTCAGGCTGCAGAACCTCGTGCGCTCGGTCTTCCCGGACTGGACCGACTTCAACGTCGCCTCGTTTGGCAACATCCTGCTCGAGCTTTTCGGCTTCGTCGGAGAGGTGCTCACATTCTACCAAGACAACCAGGCGCGGGAATCCCGCATCCTCACGGCCACCCAGCGCAAGAACGTCATCGCGTTGGCCAAGCTGCTCGGATTCAAGCTCGCCGGTGCACGCGCGGCAACGGCCGACGTCCAATTCTCGTTGGCGGCACCGCCTGCCGCCGACGTCACCTTCCCCGCCGGCACCACGATCCGCACACAAGAAGTCACCGAGCCGGTGAGCTTTCAGCTGCTCGGCTCAGTGACCATTCCGACCGGGGCGAATCCTCCGGTGGCGACAGGTACCGTCGAGAACTCCGAGAGCCGGGATGAACTCTTCGACTCCACCGGTCTCGCGGACCAGGAGCTGCAGCTGACCTTCGCACCTTTCCTCGACGAGTCGGCCCAGGTGATAGCGGGCAACGGCACGTTCGAGGAGGTCGAAAGCTTCCTGAACTCAGGCCCCAAGGACCTCCATTTCACGCTGGTGGTCGACCAGAACGACCGCGCCACCATTCGCTTTGGCGACGGCCTTCAAGGGGCCATCCCCACGGGTACGATTCAAATGCTCTACAAGACCGGGGGCGGTCCCCAAGGCAACGTGGACGCCGACCGCATCGTTGTCATCAGCGGTGGCTTCACCGACGCCTTCGGGAATCCTGTTCTGGTGACGATCACCAACCCGGCGGCTGCGTCAGGGGGCACGCCTCGGCAAAGTCTCGCCTCGGCCCGCGTGCTCGCACCAGCATCGCTGCGCACGTTGAATCGGACCGTGTCCCGCGAGGACTACGAGAACAACGCGCTCAAGCTGACCGCAGTGGCGCGTGCACTGATGCTGACCTCCAACGAAGACCCGACCATCGGCGAAAATAGCGGCATTCTGTTCGTGATCCCGCAAGGCGGAGGGCTGCCGTCACAGGTGCTCAAGGACCAGGTCGAAAACCAGGTCACCGTGGTCTTCCCCAACACGCTCACCTTCGTGCTCTCGGTTCAGAACCCGGTCTTCAAAACCGTCGATGTGAGCGCGCGCGTCTTTCTCCGGCCAGGCACCAACCCCGCCACGGTGAAGAGAGCTATCGAGCAGGCGCTGGCCGATTTCTTTGCAGTCAGCCTGTCCGACGGCACGCCCAATCCAAACGTCAATTTCGGGTTCAACATCAAGGATGTAGATGGCAACCCGGCCGGCGAGGTCGCGTGGTCCGACGTGCTCTCCGTCGTCAGAGCCGTCTCTGGCGTTCGCAAGATCGGAGACGAGGATCCTGACTTTCTGCTCAACGCTCGCTCCGACGACGTGATGCTCGAGAACAAGGAGTTCCCCGTCCTCGGCGCAGTCACCCTCCTTAATGGAGACACGGGGGGGGCGTTGTAGATGGCGATCGACAACCCCAGCTTCGAGACCGCCGGCGTCGCGCCTGGCCAGGCCGATGGGTGGACCTTTGTTCTGCAAGCCACTGCCGAGGAGATAGCCGGCTACGACCTGGTGCTGCCCCAAGCGTTCGAGGACTTCGAGGAGGAATGGATCTCCAACGAGGACTTCGCTTTCGGGTTCGACGACGGGGTGTTCGACCAGGCCACCTACGATCCGCTGGCTGAGTTTCCCGAGGACTTCGAAGAGGGCTGGAGCGACAACGACAACTTCATTCTCGGGCTGACGGACGGCGTGAACGCGCTGGCTGCTGAGTATGACGCGGGGCCAGAGGCGATGGAGGACTTCGAGGAGGAGTGGCTCTCGAACGACTCGTTCTTCTTCGATTTCGACTCGGCGCCCAGCTCGGCTGCGTCATTCGACTCGGCCGGAACGCCGGAGGCCCAAGAAGACTTCGAAGAGCTGTGGCGAAGCAATGAGAGCTTCGCCTTCAACCTGGGAGCGGTCTCGACGACGGCTGCCAGCTACGACGCAGCGGGGACACCGGAATCCGTCGAGGACTACGAGGAACTGTGGCCGACTCTGGTCATGGTGACGCTGTAGGAGGAATCAAGGATGGCTGAAACAGATTGGACAGAGCTCACCGACGGTCTCGACATCAACGTGGTCGACCGCGGCGTCACCAACGGTATCGCTCGCCCACCGGGCGGCGGAAGCTTTCTGTTTGGGTTCAACTCCCTGTCGACGTCGGCAGGGGCCGTGGGCTTCTTCACCAACCAGGCGAGTTTCGCGCCCATGGCCAAGGGCGGATCGATTCGGGGCGTCGTGCAGCGCGGCCTCTCCGGTGGCCCGACTGGCTTCTCACCCTTTCTCTTCATGGGCGCGCAGGGCCCCTCGGTCAATGACCTCGCATATCTCGTCGGGTTGTCGGACGACGATCCGCACAAGATCATCCTCAAGAAGGGCGTGATCGTCTCGGGCATTCCGGCGGCAGCTACGCCCGGGGCTGGCATCCTGCGGACGAGCGTCGCCACTTTCGCGCCGGGCGCGTTCCTACACTTGCGCCTCGACATGGTCGTCAACCTCAACGGCGACGTCTTGATCGATGTCTTCGAGAACGACCTGGGCGCGCAACCGCTCGGCACAACACCGAGTTGGCAACCGGTCAGCGGCATGGCGCAGTTTATCGACGACGCTCTGGGTATCAACACGGGCTCGCAGCCCTTCACCTCCGGACGTGCGGGTTTTGGCTTTCAGACCGAGGACGTGACTCGCCGGAGCTTCTTCGACCACGTCGAGGTCTTCAGGCAGCTATAGGAGAGTACGATGGCATTCACCCCCTTCGATACAGCACTCGGCACCCGGCAGGGCCGCATCTCGCCCGTGGGATTCACACCCACGTCGGGGGACTTTGCCTTCGTGCTCGGCAGCGACGCCGATGGGGATGTACACGACTTCGAGATCGGCGACCACGCAGAGGTGCAGCAGAGCGTGGATGTCTCGGCAGAGAACTTCATCCGAGCGCGCCTGCGGCTTCGCAACCCATCCCAGCTTCCTGCAGGCGTCGGATGGCAGGCGTCGATCACCATCGACGGCGCGCCAGGAGCGACGATGCTGCTCGCGGATGGTCGAAGCCGCGACCGTGCGGACATGGCGGCAAACGTATCCAAGCTGACGGGAAACCACGTCGTGGGACTGCGACTCGAATTGGTGGCGGTGTAGAACATGGCGTTTCGTGTCGAGCTACCGGGCCTCTACTTCGACGACGTCGTCACCGACGCGACGCCGACGAGGCCATCGCTCGTCAACCGAGACCCTGAACCGAGCGAGGTCCTGGTTCCGGTTGGGACGCAGATCGCTATCGAGATTGTCGATGTCGGTCCTGATGGAGTCGATCGCGCAGCCACGCGAGCTTACGTGGGCGGGGTTCTCGCGTTCGAGGGTGGCGCGATCACGGAGTTCAAGCCGGGCTTCGACGGGCCAGGAAGCGCGGTAACTCTCACCAGCGACACCTTGGCGCTCGTCATCGATCCGACCGCCGACTTCGCGAGCCTGCAGACTGTCAACGTGCGGGTGGTTTCGTCCACCCTGGTCTCGGCTCTTGCCCTCGACCTCACCTACAGCTTTCAGATCGAAGACCTGACAGCGCCAATCGTCGCCTCTGCCCAGGCCACTTCCGCCAAGATCGTGCGTGTCTCCTTCGACGAGGCCATGCGGCAGCTTGGCGATGGGGACAGCGCTGACGCCCTCGAGGCCACCAACTACAGCTTCCTCGCGCTGACGACACCGGCGGTATCCGTCGTGCCCCTGTCTGTTACGCCAGCAGGCTCGTCCGCAGTCGATGTCGAGCTCGATATAGAACTGAGTCAATTCGCGACCTACCGGGTCATTGTCACCAACGTCGAGGATGTATTCGGCAATCCAATCGGCGAGACCGGCAACCAGGCCGACTTCGTTGGATTCATTCCACCCGGTCGTCCCAAGCAGCGGTCGTTCGAGCTTCTGCGTTTGCTGCCCGAGATAAACCGGCGACAGGATCTCACCGGCGACCTCAAGCGCTTAATGGCGGTCTTGCAAGACGTCCTCGAGTTGCTGCTGTCCGAGGTCGACCGATTCACCGACATCATTGATCCCGACCGGGCTCCCGAGGCCTTTCTCGACCTGATGCTCGCCGACCTCGGCAACCCATTTGCTTTCGACCTGAGCGAGCTGCAAAAGCGCCGGCTCGTGTCCGTTCTGGTGCAGATCTACAAGCAGAAGGGCTCGGCCGCCGGCATCCGCAACGCCATCCGCTTCTTCCTGGGTGTGGATGTGACCGCCATCGATGCCTTCCATGGCACCACGCTCGTCCTTGGCGAATCGGAGTTGGGCGTCGACTGGGAGCTTGGACCCATCGACCAGTTTGCCCTCTACTCCTTCGACATCAGCGTCAACCGCACGCTCACCGATGCGGAGCGCCGGCAGACCCGTGAGATCGTGGACTTCATGCGTCCCGCGCACACGCATTTCATCGACCTGATCGAGCCGGGAGCACCGGCGTTCATTGACCACTGGGAGCTCGGACTGTCCGAGCTTGGGGAGACCAGCGACTTGCACTGACCAACAGACAGAGGCGCCGCAAGCGTTGAAGGGTAATCGAACGAGTCGAGCCCCGGAGAGGACCGCCCAACGAGCGGCCGCTTCGGGGCTTTGACGTTTTGGAGAGAAAACAATGGCCGACAGACTGGACTACTACTTCCGACAGAAAGTGACCGAGGCCGAGCTCGACCTCGGCTTCACACTGCTCGAACAAGCCGACCGCGACTTCGCGAACGATATCGGCATTTTCGGGATCATCGACGGCATGGTTGCCAGCGAGAAGGCCGGTGTCCCCGACCTGACGGTGGACCTCACGGCGCCAGGGCGTGCGTACGACCAGCTTGGCGAGCGCATCTTCTTTGGCACCGCCCAGAACGTCGACCTCTCCACCGACCTCAACGGTGTGTCGACGGCAGTGCAAAGCGCTGGCAATGAGCGCATCGTCTCGCTCTTCATCCAATTCGACCGCGCGCTATCGGACCCACGCACCGACGGTAACTCGCAGCAGGTCTTCTTCCGGCGCGACGAGACCTTCAAGTTCGTTGTACGTCAGGGAGCGGAGGCAGCTGCCGGAACAGCCGTGCCGCCGCCGCTCCAGCCCGACGAGGTCTTGGTCGTCGATGTCACCCGCTCCTTCGGCCAGACCCAGGTTCTGAACGCGGACCTGAATCCCAACCCCACGATTCCCGGAGACGTCGGACGCCGCCAGAACTTCATCTTCGCTGAGGGGAGCGCGATCAGTGTGTTCAGTGGCGGCTTCAACACGCTGGCACCGATCACCGACGATGTGCAGGCCGCGCTCCAGGAGGTCGATGATGAGTTGACCGATCACTTCGGGGCGACGGCACGCAGGCACGATGCACCGGATGTCGATGCTGCCGCCACCGCGGGCTCCCCGAATGCCCTGACGGTTGGCACCGTCCGAGCGCAGCTCGACCAAATGCTCGGCCACATCAATGCGCACGAAAACCAGGCTGCCGCCGCCCATGCCGCGTCCGCTGTTGCCTACGCTGGCGGCGGCTCATGGGCAGACGGTGGCACGAACCCGGCAGCGTCGGTGGAATCGCAGCTCGACAAAGTCGTCGCAGACCTCTCTGCAACGTCTGGTGCCCCGAAGGTGGGCGCAGCAGCAACCGCCGGTTCGCCAAACGCACTCAGCGCCGGGAGCGTAAAGTCTCAAATCGACCAGCTGTTGGCGGACATCAATGCGCACGACAACGATGCCGCAGGTGCCCATGCCGCGTCCGCCATCTCCTACGCGGGCAGCGGAACGTGGGCGGATGCGACGTCGGTCTCGGGTGCTTCGGTGGAAGCTGCCCTCGACGAGGTCGTTTCCGATCTTGGTGCCACAACCGGTGCTCCCAAGGTAGGCGCCGCAGCGTCGGCCGGTTCGCCGAATGCACTGGTGGCAGGCACGGCAAAGTCTCAGCTCGACGCGCTACTCGGCCATATCAACGACCATGAGAACGATGCGAGTGGTGCACACGCTGCATCGGCCATCTCCTACGCGGGCGGCGGCAACTGGCTTGGCGGCCGAACGAACCCAGCGACGAGCGTCGAGGCCCAGCTCGACAAAATCATCAGCGACCTGGCCGCGCAGACGGCGAACGACGATGGGGCTGAACGAGTCGGCGCGCAGGCAGTGGCGGGGTCGCCGAGCAGTCTTGCGGTGGGTTCGCTCCGTAGCCAACTGAACGAGCTACTCGGCTTCGTCAACGTCTCCGCGCGTACCAATGTCGCGCAGACATGGACTGCCGGGCAGACCCTCAATGGGGACGGAACGGATACCGATGCGGCGTTGCTTGTTGGCGTGAACCCGACCACCCGCAAGCTCGCCTTCGAGTTCAACGGCGGCAGTTTCCGGCTACGGCTCTACTACACCGACACGCAGATTGAGCTGACGGTCAACGCCCGGTGGGATGGGTCGCAGTGGGAACGAGATAGCACCGGATTTTTCGCGTCGAGGATGACCCTCGCGCGCAACGACTTCCTCCTCCAGCATGTTCGTACCGGGGTCCCCCAGCCGTTCAATGATTCCGAGTGGGCTGGAGCGTCATCACGGCAGATTCGCCTCGACCTCGACGGTGTGAGCGACGGCCAGCTTTTGAATCTCAGCCGCGAGCGTGAGGTGCCGGGTGGTCCGCTGACCGGCTTCTCGGCGATTGAGGGCGAGTGGGGCAGCACCAACGTGGCCATTGGCGGTGGCGCGTCGTTCGCGTCGGGACGACTACCGGCCGCGCCGAGTTCCATTACCTTCACGGTCCACTCCCAGTTCAACACGGGCAACTCACCGACTGCTTTTGTTTCGCAGCGCATGGGCGTGGGCTGGTTCGATTCCGTGACAGGGACGCTTCCCCACGCGTCCCGCATGTCTCTTTCATTCTCGGCCACCTAAGGAGGACACACGATGCCGATCAAAGCAGCAGACACAAACACCGTCACCCAGGACTGCATGAACTGCGGCGCGGGGCACGGGATTCCTCTGTGGCAGGGATTCTCAAAGTCGAAGAAGGAACCCTACGCTCTAATCGACGGCGACACGCTCGACGTAAAAATCGACGACGCGGCATCCCCGGTAACGGTAACTTTCAACACGGCTGACTTCGCCGACATCGCTGCGGCATTGGCGTCCGAGGTTGCCGCCAAAATCACAGCTACTCTCGCGGGTGCAGTCGCCGACGTCGATGGCGACGGAACGCGCATCATCAGCGATTCGACTGCTGTCGGTGTCTCCTGCATCGAGGTCACGGGCGGCACGGCGCAAGCGAAGATGGGGTTCGACGGTCGAGCTTGCGGTCCTCGCGTGCTCGGCGTGACCAAGGGCACCGGCGCCAACCAGCAGACCGCTGCCGACGTCATCGACTTTCCGCACTGCCCCGAGTGTGGGTCCAAGGAAAGCATGGTCCGGACCTGGGACGTCTGCCCGCCAGAGCACGCGGGCAGCCTGCACTCAATGCATCGCAAGTGCGTCAACGCCCTGGCCGAGTATCTGAAGGCTCAAGGCTACTCGGACCCGGATGCACACGCGACCCATGACGGGGAGACCACCGCTCCTCCCGATATCGATCTCAACTATCCACCAGGACCTGTCGCGCTGCCGTCGATGTTCGCTGCGAGCGACACCGAGTCAGGGGGGCCGTAGCCATGAGTGAGCTGACGACTCTCATCGAGGCACTCAAGGCCGGCGGCCCTTACGCAGTGACGGCGATCTTCATCGCGGGCTGGTGGTTCGAGCGCAAGGACCGCCGCGAGAAAGAGACGCACCTGCGCGAGATGTACGAGCGCACGGTCACGCTGGTGCAGGAATCCACGCGAGCAAGCGACCGCATGCAGTCCGCGATGATGGCTTTGAAAGACGCAATCCAAGCGATGAACGGGAGGATGACTCGATGAAATGGCGAACCAAACAGAACCACGTTCTGGGGCACGTGCTCGTTGACCTTGGGCTGGTAGTGAAGGAGCAGCTCGAACAGGCGCTCGCGCTCCAAGCCAAAGATGACCGCCGCCCGCTTGGCATCATCCTGGTGGAGCTCGGGCACGTGACCACGCAGCAGGTGGAACACGCGCTCATGGTGCAGAGGGCCCGGCGTGGCGACCTCGAGCAAGCCGACAGCCTACGTCTGCTCGACCATGCGGTGCTCTGCACCCAGAAGGCCGCATCCTGCATCGACGACCTGACGAGTGCGGCCCAGGAGCTGACGGTGAAGGCCAAGGGATAGTTGATCGATTTCGGGCGCTTACGGCGTCCATTTGGGGTTGTCGAGATTTCGTGCCCCGGAGGTGTCCCACAAGGGGCTCCGCCGGGGCGTTTTTGTTTGTGAGGAGCCCATGACCGAAACAGCACTGAGCGCAAGATGGCTGCGGCGCGCCCGCAGGCTGAACCCGCACTACAAGACGCGGCTGCACTGGTCGGTCCCAGCTGGCTGGCCAGATGACGTTGCGGGTCGTGAGTTCGCCGAGCGCGTTGCCGCCTTCCAGTCGGAGCACGGCGCTCTAACCGCTGACGGCATTCTCGGCCCCAAGACCTGGGAGGAACTGCAAGGCAGGACATGGGAGCCGCCCGCGCGCGAGTACCTGATCGTGGGTGGCGAGCGCATCGCTGTGCCATTCCCCGTCGTCACCTGGCTCGAGCCCGGTGGTCTGTCGTTCTACGGCAAGCGCGGCTGGGCGAAACGCCGAGACCCGACCGGTGAGCGCGTGAACCTCTTCGTCCTGCATTGGGACGGCTGCACGTCGGCGCATCAATGCTTCCACGTCCTGCTCGATCGCGGCCTGTCGGTGCACCTGATGCTCGACGGCGACGGCACCGTCTACCAGGCGTTGGACCTCGCCGAAGCCCGGGCCTGGCACGCGGGGCGAGCGAACGAACGCTCCATCGGCGTCGAGATCCAAAACCCTGTCCGCCTTCATCGCAACAAATGGCAGAAGCCGCCGCGAGATGTAGTCAGCGAGTCGCGAGTGCACGGCCGCGGGACCTACGAGCACCTGGACTTCTACGACGTGCAGAAGAAGCGCGCCGTCCAGCTAGCCGAGGTCCTATGCGAGCGCTTCGACATTCGCCGCGAGCTCCCGACCAAGCGCGGCAACGTCGTCAAGGGGCTCGCGCCAGCCGGCTTCAAGGGCGTGTGCGGCCACTACCACCTCTCAAAGAACAAGCCCGATCCAGGGCTCTCGCTTTGGCCAGGGCTCCTGGCTGCTTTCGCACAAAACACAAACCCTAAACATGAATGCGTCGGCGAGAACCCGCGCAAGGAGGACTGAAAAATGGATGCAGGAGATATCGGACTCAAAGCCCTGGAGATTCTTTCGCCGGTGTTGCTCGCAGCTTTGACGTGGGCGGCGGCCAAGCTGGCTCAACTCGTTCGCGCCAAGGTGAAGAACGAGTATCTGCGAGGCGTGTTGGTGCGTCTCGATGACGTCGTGTTCACGGCGGTCAAGGATCTGCAGCAGACCGTGGTCAACGAGATCAAACTGGCGAGCGCCGACGGCAAGATCTCCGATGCCGAGAAGCGGCGGGTGAAGGACCAGGCGATTGCCAACGTGAAGTCACACCTCGGCACCAAGGGCATCGGCGAGCTCGCCAAGGTTCTTGGTCTGGAGGGCGGAGCCATCGAAGGACTGCTTTCGTCCAAGGTCGAAGCCGCGGTCCATGATCTGCGCCGCGCAAGCTCGGCAACGCCGGTTGCGGAGGTGGCCCGCCCTTTGGCCCCATCGCCGACGGCCTGAGCGAAGGACTCAAGGCCGCCGGCGCGTTCGAGCCTGGACACGGCAAGCTCGACCTCTTCGGATACGTGCGTCCCGACGCCATGGGCGGATCGGTGGACTACGCCCATCGGATCACCACGGGCATGTCCGCCTTTGCCCGTGGCTGGGGTGGCGCTAGGCGGGATCCCATGCGCGGATGGACGCCGGATTACGGCGCCATGGGGGGCCTTCGCTGGGAGTGGTGAGGACAGCTCCGCCGCGGGCCAGGGCCCCATCTCCGCGACATCTCGCCACATTCTAACCTCTTGAAAATAAAGAGGAATCTGACTTGAGGTGTTCGGCCACCGGAGCCATGAATGTTCTCAGAACACAAGAAAGCCCTGCAAAAACAAGGGATTGAGAAAAGGAGAACAGGATGGCCAAGCGAAGCAAGAAGACGAAGACGACCAGCCCGGCGGAGCCGATCATCGGGCAGATCACGACCTACCACGGGGATGAGCACCCCTACTTGCGCGGGCACCAGGTCAAGATCATCGCGGTGCTGCACAACGCAGCCAAACCCGGCATCGATGTCGATGGTCCCGACTACGACCACATCACCGACGACGAGGACCTGGCTCGCGCGGGCGGAGTGACCGCCTTCGACCGCATCGACGTCCAGCCTTGGCTCGACAGCAAGGAGCGCTTCAGCTTCGTCTCCAGCGACCCGCTCGCTGCCGACCTCGATTGCTTCCGCGACCTCGCTGCGAAGGGAGGTGCCCGATGAACGCCGCCACCCAACTCAAGACTGTCGACAAGCTGAAGACCAAGGCGCTGCGCGAGAAGCTGGAGGAGCTTACCGGGAAGAAGACGCGCTCGAACAACCGGCCCTACCTCCTCAAGCAGGTCATCAAGGCGCTCGAAGAGCAGGCCGCGCGAGACGCCGCCAAGGCCAAACCCAAGAGCAAGAGCACTGCGAAGAAGCCACGCGAGCGAGACCCTCGGCTGCCGCCGGTCGGCACCGTCCTGGAGCGCGAGCACAAGGGCAAGAAGATCTGCGCCACCGTCCTCGACCACGGCTTCGAGTATCGCGGCAAGACCTACCGCTCCTTGTCAGCCGTCGCACGCGAAGCAACGGGGACAATCTGGAACGGCTTCCTCTTCTTCAAGGTCATCCCCTACGCGCGCCGCGAGCAAGCGCAGAGCGAAGGAGGTGCGCGATGAAGGTCCGCGATCTCATCGAGCTGCTCGAAGGCATGGACCCTGACGCCGACGTCTTCATCATGGCGCAGCCCAATTGGCCCTTCGAGCACGGCCTCTCGGGGGTCTGTCAGCGCAGCGACTTCACCGAGGCTGATGAGTGCAATGACGACGACGAGGTCGAGGAACTCGAAGAGGCGCCACGAGGTCGCGACCGTTGGGGCGCCTCCGAGTCGCAGCTTCCGGGCAACGACGTCTTCCTCATCGAGGGCGGACAGCTCCGCTACGGCAACAAGAACGCATGGGACGCGCCGTGATGCGCGGCAGGGAGACCGACATGGGACCACAGTTTTTCCAGACCAGAATGGGACAGCGCTATTACGAGGTCACCGCGCCGAAGATCGCCACCGAGCTCGCGCGGCTTGCCGACAACGTGGCCGCGCTCAACGAAACGCTGACGCGCCCACGCATACTGATCGTTGATGATGACGAGCGGATTCTGCGTGGCCTCGGGCGAGTCTTGAAGCAGACCCACGATGTACTGCTGGCCACATCGCCAGCGGTGGCACTGGCGATGGCTGAAATGCACAAGCCAGAAGCCATCGTCACCGATCACGATTTGCACGACGCCAACGGGCACGACGGCATCTGGTTGTTGGCGCAGCTACGCGATCATGTGCCCAACGTACGGCGCATCCTGATGTCCGGCGGCCAGCCAGCCATCGACGAGCATGTGAAGGACGGCCTCGTTCATCGCTTCCTGCCCAAGCCGGTGGCAGCCAAGGACGTGCTCGGTTGCCTTGGCGAATCCCCCCCAAAGCTGTGTGTCAAGTGCGGCGAGGTAGTTGTAGATCCACAGCTTCAAGGCGAGGAGCGCTGCTCCCAATGCGGGGAGGGGTTATGAGCCGCCACGACTGGTACCGAGATTTCGAATCACCATCGGAAGAGCATCCCGTCGACCTCGAGATTCAGAACCGACTGAAGGAGTGCACCGAGTATCGGGAACTACGCTCGCAGGTCCTCGAACTCGGCGGCATGCTCGGTCACCTACTCGACGGCGAATCGCTGAACCTGTGGCTCCGCGTCGAGGCCGCCATCAACGACCGGTGGGCATATTACTCGGAGGAGTCCTACAACGCCGGCGTGGATGCGGGTCTGGCCAAGCGTGTGGTCAACGACGTGCTGGCCGACGCTGGCATCGACTCGAAGTTGTCGCCGGTTGCCGCCGTGCGTGCTCTATCTGCTGCTCTCGCGAGGATTGCTCGGCGGATGGATGACGATCGTTCGCGTTGATTCTCCGGACCACGGATGGTCCTGCAGCGATGTGCTCTTGTTTGCTGTTGCGCGAATCGCTGTCTTATCGTAAAAGCGCGATAAGACAATGGCAAAAACCCCCAAGAACCTCTGCCTACCGCCGGCGGACAACGAGCCAGACCTCCGCCCCGTAGAGGGGCCCGAGGCAGATGCAGACCTCGCGGCCCTAGCGAAAGCGCTCGGTCATCCGGCGAGGGTCCAGATCCTCAGACTCCTGGCGCGGCGAGCGGCCTGTATTTGCGGAGAAATCGTAGAAGAGCTCGACCTGGCCCAGTCCACGGTGTCGCAACACCTCAAAGTCATGAAAGCAGCGGGCATCGTTCAAGGGGAGATCGACGGTCCGCGGGTCTGCTACTGCCTGAGCCCACGAGTGCTGCGGCGCTTCAAAGCTCTGGTCGGGGGCCTTTAG